TGTAACTGTTGTGGTATTTGGTCCAGTTAAGATTTCACTAATAAAAACCCCATTCTGATAACCGGTAATAAGAAAATTAATTGTAGAAAGATTAGCCGCTGAATTAAGCGTAACTCTTGGAACAATACCGAAATCAATAAAATTAACTATTCTTGTGGTTTTGTTAACATAAGAACCATTCAACAGCAGCGGAGTATTTGCAGTTGTAGTTTGAAAAAGCGATATTCCGTTTGCTATGGGAGCAGGCCAATTATATTCATAAAATTGAGACATAATTTATCCTTTTATTTATATTGTATGAAGCACTAGCTAGTTATTTTTAGTTAGTGCCTCTTTTTTTAACAGATTTTTAAAACTTATCCCTGTAGGTTTAAGCTGTAGAACCTGTTGCGCCAATTACCCCAAGAGGAGTAAACATACCAAAAGAATAACGACCAGATGCAAGTACTGACATGGTTTCAGTTACGGGATCGGTTGTTACGTTTACTTTAAGCGGACGTCTTACGAAATGCTTACGACTTCCCTTAACGTTAGTTAATCCAAACCAGTTGCTAGGACTTGTTAAGAAATGGCTTACTTCATAACCTTGTGGAATAGCCTTCGTGTTATAAAGTGCGTTTATATCGTTATTAGCCGTTCCTGTTCTAAATACAGATTCAAGTAACCTGCAACCTGAGAACATTAAATCTTGTGGAAGTAGCAATCTCTCAATTTGAGCATTAATTAGCAGTCCTGCTTGATCTTTCATTTTACCCGCTAGTATTACTGCTTGTTCAACACCCACTTCACTAAAGTCGACATTAATATTAGCGGCGTTATTTGCCCCAACGCGATTAGAATAAACCCCGCCATCGTAAGGCTGAGAAAAGGAGCAAAGAGGTTGTCCGTTAGCCAAAGTAGCTGCCGTATTAAATGCCTGGTTAAAAGGGTTCATAGCTACTACTTCTCTGGTTTGTTCATAGGAAGTAGTAAGCGATTTGGTACCATTAAAGAACTGATCGGCATAAAGATCATCTTCCATGGCAATATTAGTAATCTGAAAACCGAGGGCAAATTCCCGGTGGACGAATTCATAAACAAACCGCTCAGCCATGGTATCCATTTTAATAGGAGCACCTTGTGTTTTCTCAAGAGCGTAACCTGTTCCTCTAATATCAACCATCCTTTCGGTATGTTTGACAGAATTAGCCTGTTCATAGATTTTGGTATATTCCCCTTTAAACCGATCATACTGAGATTTTACCTCATAAAGACCTGGCCAAAGCAGACTTGGAATATCACCGGTTGTTATAATAGACATAATTAATTACCTTTATTTTTAGTTTTCTTTACTGATCCTGCCTTAACAGGTGTTTTTTTCTTCTCTTTCGGTAGGTATAATCCTTCCTTTAAAAGAGATGGCATATTACCGCTTGTTATTATGGACATAATCCTAATCCTAGTTAGTGAAGAATACACCTGGAGTACCTGTAGACCCATGGATATGCACGTTAAATTTACATAACACATCAATAAAAGGCATATTTATACCTTGTACTAATCCTGCAGGATTTGCATTTGTCTGTAATTCTGGAACTAATCCAATAATTTTTATTTCAAATGTTGGATTACCACTTCCTCCGTTGGCTAAAGTTATTGAACTACCATCTAAGTAATAAGCAGACTGTCCAGTTGTCGTATTACCTGTTGCCGGATTATTGGGAGGAACTGCATTCGCTGGGGCAGTAAAAGCTACTCCTCCTACTTGTAATTTGGCATTTTGACCGGAAAAAATATATTGAAATATAGATGGAGCAACGCTGTTTTGAGTAACTGCAGGAGTGTTATTCGTTGAAGTAGAAATCTGAACTTTAAATACTACTTCTGGATCATCATTAACCCAAGCAATGATTTTTGTGCCTGCTTTAACTTGTCTGCTTGCTGGCCAGTAATCAGAATTTACTTGATAACCAGTTAAAGCGTCCGTAAATTGGCATCCTATAAAAATTCCTACAGGTACTCCTACTATTAGGCTCGCCGCTGCCCCAGGTTGTGGAGTTAATGCCGGTACTATAGTACCTAATTGAGCATCCCATGTAGCAGCAGTTCTTGCTGGATAATATTTAAC